TATGGATTGGTAAACTTTACAAGCTAATTGATCTATGCGCATTTAATATCGGTAAGGCAAAAGACAAGGCAGGTAAATAACATGGCTATTGGATTAACTAACTGGTTCAAAACAACTTTTCTTGGATATGAAGAAAAAACCGTAAGAGCCAGAACAGCTAAAGGTCATTATAAAGCAGACGATAAGTCTACCCCAGATGTAAATGAGGCTTATAAAAAAGTTGCTGTTAAAAAGACCCAAGCTAAGAAAAAGTCTTCTCGTAAAAAACGATGAGCAACAATGATCCATCAAGTCGATTTGGTGGAGACATGGACAGAAACGAAGTTGAGATGGATCTCAACAAGTTTATGGACATGGTCCGAGAAATCTCAGACCTTAAAGATCAGGTCAGAACACTAGAAGACGCAACAAATGTAAACCCCCATCAAAGATGGATTCATTTAGCTCAAGCAGTGGATTCATGGAGGATATTTCCTAGAGTTTTCTTAAGTGTTTATATATTCTTACTCTACTATTCAACAATGTGGTTTATGGATCTTCCCGAGCCAAGTCTTGAGCAATCAGGTCTTATAAGTATTATTGTTGGAGCAGGAGCAGCATGGTTTGGTTTATACGCTGGCACTTCTGGTTCTTCTAAAAGTTTTAAAGGCGAAGGAAGTGAATAGTGGATGTTTTTGCTTTAATAGCTGAACTAGGACTTCCTGTGGCGGGAGGTCTTATAATGGCATATTTTATTTTTCTCATCATGAAACAACTGATGGGAAATCTTGTTTCAGAGATTAAAACTATCCAAGGAATTTCTAAAATGCTCATCACTAGAGCCTCTATTATGAATAATGATATTATTAGAATAGACACAAGCGTTTCTTCGGCTTTAGGTATACCCCCTGATTTAGACAGGATCGCAAGAGCAGAAAATTTTGTAGAAGATGGGAAGATAGACGCTAGGAGAGATTAGTGGACATAGTCCAATTGGTGTCGGACTTCGGTTTTCCTGTGGTTATGGTTGTCGGTCTGGGATACTTTGTTTATTTTGTTTGGCAAACCATTACGAAAGTAATAGACCCAGCCGTAGAGGAAATGAAAAACACCATTATAAGATTAACTGACCAATTACGTCTTTTAGATCAAGATATGATAAGATTAAAAGAAAAAGTGAATACTGTTTTACAATTAAAAGAAGATGAAAATAAAGAAAACAAACCCACAAGAAATAAAAAGACATAGAGAACCAATAGCGTTGCTTTATTTTTCATCCATATTGATTGTGGTGTTGGTTGTTGTTATACACAATAAAGTTTTTGCAGATGAAATAGTACATGAGTTTAAAAGCCCCAGTTTTAGTGGTGTAGGTACTTCTTCGCATTACCTAACAATTGATGAACAAGAAAAAACAAGAAGAGACGAAGAAGCACAAAAAGTTGAAGACGCTTTAAAAGAAGCAGAAAGAGAAGCAGAAAACACAACACTCGCCAAGTTTTTAAGAAACTTAGAAAGCAGGATCTATAGTCAATTGTCTAGAGACATCGCAGAAAGCCTGTTTAACTCCGAGGGTGGCGGAACAGGAGGAAGCATAGAATTAGAAGGTAGTGTAATAACTTTTGTAAACGATGGTATAAACATAACACTAACAGTAATAGACGCAGACGGTAATATCACAACTATTGTTATACCCATAGGTATATTTGGAATATGTTCAGAAGATTGTGGTATTTAGTTTTAGTATTTTCAATACTACAGGGGTGTGCTAGTCTTGCGCCTGTTGGTCACACAGGTTGTATTAGTTGGTTAGAGTGTAGTGAAGAACCAGAAACAGTTAGACCAACACAAACAAAACTAGAAAAGCTTCCCCCACCTATGCAAAAAGCAGTTGTTGCTGTCTACAGTTTTCAAGATTTAACAGGACAAAGGAAAAGTTCTCAAAAGATGGCTTTATTTAGTACAGCGGTCACACAAGGAGCAGATAACTATCTTATAGACGCTTTAAGAAGTGCGGGAAAAGGAAATTGGTTTGCGGTAGTAGAAAGAAAAAACTTAGACGCATTAACTAAAGAAAGACAACTTATAAAAAACACTAGAAAAACATATAACGGAGAAAACGGGAATACGCTAAAACCGTTACTCTTCGCAGGTATCCTTATAGAAGGAGGAATAGTTCAGTACGACACCAATGTGGAAACAGGTGGAAACGGAGCTAGATACTTAGGAATCGGTTCAAGCAACCAATGGCGCAAAGATGAGATTACAGTTTCTTTAAGAGCAGTTCTTGTGCAAACAGGGGAAGTTATGATAAACTGTATGGTGAGTAAAACAATATTGAGTGCGGGTGTCAGTCGAGATGTGTTTCGTTTCGTTGAATTAGGCACGGAACTCGTTGAAGTAGAGACAGGATACAGTCAGAATGAAGCTGTTGGTTATGCCACTAGATCAGCGATTGAAGAGGCGGTCTACACTTTAATTATGAAAGGCTTAGAAAAAGAATTGTGGGATTTTAACTACGAGCAGTTCGAGAAAGACTAAGCCAGGAGGAAGAATGAAACATATTTGGAAACTATTATTATTGGTTTTAGTGACCCCTGCGATTTTTGCAGCCAATAACGATATATACATAACGCAGTCTGGTACAGGATTAACAATGAATATTGACCAGATCGGTAACAGTAATGTGGTCGGTACATCACAAGCTAGAGCTACTTTTACTGGTACATCAATGACTGTTGATATAGATCAAGTGGGGGATAGCAACACACTGGCAGCTTCAGTGGCTCAGGGCAACAGTACCTCGTTTACAGCAAGCACAACTGGTGATAGTAATACGACGACTTTAGCACTGGGAGCAACAGGAGACGTTGCTAACACTGATTTTGACTACGCTGCAACAGGAGATTCAAACACAGTAACTTTTACCCAAGGGGCAGCAGCAACAGCTACCGCAGGTAATCAAGACATAATCATAGCAGGAACATCAAATGATTTGAATGCTACTTGTGAAGTAGTTGGTTGTATTAATAACTGGGATGTAGATGGCGACTCAAACGATATAGACACCACCCAGACTGGAAATGCAGATCACTCAATCACAGGAGATATTACAGGAAACACAAATAATATAGACATAGACCAGACCAACGGTACTGGTAGCACTTCGGGTGTGGTGGTTATAACAGCAACCACAAGCAACGGTACTATAGACATAGACCAATGCGCAAGTGGCTGTTAATTTTATTTGGGGTCATACATATTAATGCTTATTCTGAAATAGGCACAATTTCCGAGTTGAGAGGTAGTGGAGAAATTTTACGAGCGGATCAGTCAGATAAATTACTGGCAACAACTGATTTGGATATCTTTAGCTATGATGATGTCCGCACTGGTGATGGTCGTATCGGTATTGAGTTTCTTGATTCTTCTGTTATACGGCTCACTGAACATTCTAAGATTGTTATCGATGAATATATTTACGACCCTGACCCAAGTAAAAGCAAAATGGCACTCCAGATGGCAAGCGGAACAGCCAGATTTATTACTGGCGCATTGGGAAGAATAGATAAAGAAAACATTTCTATAAGAACCCCTAGCGCAACAATTGCAATTAGAGGCACCGACTTCACAACTACAGTAGATGAAATAGGAAGGTCGTTAGTGATACTTCTTCCTAAACCTGATGGAACTTCTTCTGGTGAAATAACTGTAGAAACAATGGCTGGTATAGAGGTTCTCAATGAGCCATACCAAGCAACAATGGTCAGTGTTAGTGAAAGTCCTCCCACAAAACCTGTTCAATTATTGAATATGTCTTTAAACTTTATCGATAATCTTCTAATTGTTAACCCTCCTGAAGAAGTAGAACAAGCACTGGACGAACAAAGCCAAAGCTCTAGTAATGTTTTAGATGCGGATTTTTTAGAAGAAAATGATTTGGATGACGACGGTGATTTGTCTAAGGACGAACTACAAGAAGAAATTACAAGACTAGACATAGATTTGTTGGCTGTTGATTTTCTACAAGACTTACTAGAAATGATAGAAGAGGTTTCAGCTGGAGGAAGAGATGAGGGTGCCTCAGGAGAAATAGACGGAGTAAAAATAGAGGGTATTATTCCTAGATTTGACCAAAACGCTCAGGTATATACTTTTGTAGAAGGTGAGTTTTTTACATTAGTAAGACAAGTTGAGAACACAATAGACTTAGAGTTGGATAAAACTGCAGGGTATAATATCCAGATGTTGTCTGCAGGAAGATTTATAAACGTAACATTAAACGGAGGTGGTGAAAATGAAATCATTATCAATCAGTCTGATTAGTATTTTATTTTTACACAGTTGTCCTTTTGTACAAGCAGGGGATAATTCTGTAGAGGTGAGAACTAAAGGCAGTTCTTCCCTTATACATATTGATCAGATAGGGACGAGTAATACTGCTAGAGTTTGGTGTGGGTTGTCTGAAGGTGCATATCCTGCTCATAACTGTAGTAATGCCGAAATTGATATAGATCAGGAAGGTACTAACAACACGGCTAGAGCATACAGTCAAGTAGCAAACCACACAGGTAATGAATACAAAATAGACCAAGACGGCAATGATAACTTCGGCTATATAGATGCAGACGATGACGGCAATGATATGGACATAGTTCAAGACGGCAATGATAATGATGCTGAAATCTATATGCAAGGTGATAACAATGTATACACTATAACTCAAACTGGAGATGACAAAGAAGGCGAAATTAGAGCTTTTGGGGATAGTTCTGAGTTTAGTATTACTCAGTCAGGTTCTGGAGAACATTACGCTAAAATATATGCAAGCAACTCAGCAGATAATAACGATGCTACGATTACCCAGACTGGAAGTGGAGATCACTATATGAGACTAAATTTTTACACAGATGACTATGATGTAACCGCCAGTCAATCAGGTACAACAAATAAAAGTATTACTGTTAGTTATAATTGTGTAACCAATTGTACTAAAACAGTAACAATTGATCAAAGTGACTAAATTTTTACAACTATTAGCTTTTTTAGTTTTATTAGGAGTTCCTCTTACTCAGCAGTGGGTTCCTCTAGAAATACTTAAACTAAGAATTTTTGACGCACTCGTTGAAGAAAAAGAAGTTTCTAATTATTTTTCAATATTATCGATAGACGAAAAAGATGTTCAAAAAGAAAACGGATACCCCTTCCCTAGAAAAAGATTAGCACAAATACAAAACAAACTTATTGAAAAAGGTGCTTTGGGTGTGGGCTGGGTTATTGCTTTTCCACAACCAGATCGTTTTGGCGGAGATTTAGCGTTTGCTGAAAGTCTGGCTTCTGCCCCAAGTATTTTAGCAACTTTTGAAAATGAAAATGGGACATACCCTGTAACAACAGGCACAGTTATATTGGGTGAAGACCGTGGTGGTTTTAAAGCAAAAGGTGTTATACAGAACATTCCTTTGTTTCGTGAAAGTGCTTTTGAGGGTATAGCAGTTGCTCCTACAGAAGTAGACCAGTTAGTTAGAAGAATGCCTTTGTTGTTAAGAACACCTGATGGTTGGGTTTCTGCTTACGGTGCTGAGGTACTAAAAGTGTTAGCAGGCGCAGATACATATGTGATTAAAACAAACCAAAACGGTGTAGAGGAGATACGGGTAAGGGGATTACCTCCAGTTCCTACAGACTCTTTAGGAAGAAAATGGATTAGTTGGGTCGATACCCCTGAATTCAATCTTCGTGAGTTATATACAAAAGAACTAGACATTGAAGGTAGGTTTGTGTTCGTTGGGGTAACAGCAGAAGGTGTTATGCCTCAAATTGCAACTCCTGTTGGTCTGCTCGAACCACATAAAATTCAAGCAGCATTATCCGAATCTATTTTAATACAAAACAGTCCTCGAATACCAGACTGGGCTATTTCCTTAGAAATTATTATATATGGGGCTACAGTCGCTCTTATATGGTCTGTATTGACCTTTTTAGGTATAACGTGGGGGGTTGTACTAGGCGGTCTTATATCCTTCTCTACGGCTCTAGGAGGGTTTTATTTAATAAAGAACGGGCTTTTAATAGATGTTAGTTGGGCACTGCTTGCACAGTTTATAGTGGGGGCTGTGGTTTTCTACATTAGATTTAGAGAACAATACAAACTTAGACAACAGATTAAGAAACAGTTTGAACACTATCTAGATCCTGCTCAGGTTAAAAAACTGCAAGATAACCCCGAACTTTTAAAATTGGGCGGAGAAAAAAGATTTTGTACTTTTTTATTCACAGACGTAAGAGGGTTTACAGCCATGTCAGAAACACTTGAACCAGAAGAAGTAACTAAAATTATGAATGAAGCCTTAACCATACAACAAAAAGCGGTACAAAAATATGGCGGTATGGTGGATAAGTATATTGGCGACGCAATGATGGCAATCTTTAATGCTCCATTAGACCTTGAAAGACATGAAAATAAAGCAGTTGCAGCAGCAAGAGAGATACAGAAAAACATAAAAGAAGCCGACATAGATGTAGCGATAGGCGTCGGAGTTAACACAGGATACGCAGTTATTGGGAACATGGGAAGTGAAACACGGTTTGATTATACGGCAATTGGCGATGCTGTAAACACCGCAGCAAGACTAGAATCTGCAACCAAAGAAGTGGGGGAAGACATACTAATTGGCGATACTACTAAAAAAAGTTGCAATTTTGAGTTAAAATTACTGGAACCAATAAAAGTTAAGGGAAAAGAGAAACCTTTACAAATATATACAATTAAAAATGGCGACTAGAAAAACAAAATTGGATCAGCATGAAGAAATTTGTGCACTTAGATTTAAACAAATAGAAAACAGACTAGAGTCTGGTTCTAAAAGATTTGTTCGAATGGAACAGATGATATGGGGACTATACGTTTTAATTATTGGCTCACAAATTTTAGGAGCAATGCTTTCGTAATGGGTGATGTTTTAAGCAAAGTTTTGGCAGGAGTTGTTTTAGTTCTTGGAGTAGCTTTATATTTCTTATGGAACGAAAACGCTAGTCTATCTGCCTTGAACCAAGCATTTGAAATAAGAAACCAAGAACAGAAAGCAGCAATAGAGCAACTACAGGTTGACTTTAAAAAACAAACCGAAGGGCTATTAACCCTCCAATCCAAGAATCAAGAAATAGAATTAGAAATGACTCGATATCTAGATATTTTCAAAAGACATAATCTAAGTAAAACAGCAGCAGCAAAACCTGGATTACTTGAACCTAAAGTTAATAATGGAACTAAAAATGTATTTAACAGCATTGAAGAACTTAGTCGTAACATCGACGATCTTGATGATGGTCTGCAGTTGCAGTCTAATCCCAAGTAAACAACAAGTCGAAGTTATCACTAAACCTATAGAGAGAACTATAGTTCAACCTGTTATGCCAAGGGAAATAGACTTAAAAGAGCCTTATTGGTACGTGGTGAGTGATAAAAACCTTGAAGAATTTTTAGGCAGAGTTGACAAAGAGCATGGTCAGGTGGTGTTTTTTGCTATGTCTGTTCCAGATTATGAACTCATGGCGTATAATATGCAGGAATTAAAGAGGTATATAGGTGAGCTTAAAGAAGTGGTTGTGTATTATAGAAAAGTTACTGTATCAGAAACGGAGGAACAGTAGTATGAAAATTTCAGAAGAAGGCAAAGCCTTAATTAAAAAATTTGAAGGTTGCGAACTTGATTCGTATGTTTGTAGTGGCGGTGTTTGGACCATAGGTTATGGACACACGGCTGGGGTAAAACAAGGAGATAAAATAAACCAAGACGAAGCAGACCATTTACTGACGGAAGATCTAGAAGAGTTTGAAGGTTATGTAAACAATGCTGTAGAGGTTGCTTTAGATCAAAATCAGTTTGACGCTTTAGTTGCTTGGACATTTAATCTCGGTCCATCTAATCTTAAGAGTTCTACTATGTTGGAAGTTCTAAACGAAGAAAAATATAGTAAAGTACCCAGTGAGATGAAAAGGTGGAATAAAGCGGGTGGAAAAGTATTGGAAGGTCTGATAAGAAGAAGAGAAGCAGAAGCTCTT